GAAGCGTGGTATCTATCGCGCACAACGAAATCAAGAAGATATTCCCAGAAAGTGGTATCAATTTTGGAGATAAATAATGAGTGGAAAACATTCTGCTGGTAAAGGCGACAAAAGTAGAATCAGCGATTTTAAGCAGTATCAAGAAAACTATGAAAAATGCTTCGGCAAAAAGAAAGTGAAAGTGAAGAAAAATGGAAATTCGAATCGTAAGACTAAGTAGTGGTGAAGAAGTCATCTGCAAGACAGAGACTGACGGCAAAACAACCAAAATCAAGAACCCTGCAATCCTCATGCCAATGGGCGGTGGTCAACTTGGTATGATGCCATGGATGCCATATGCTGATTATAAGGATCTTGAGATGGATAATAGGTTCATCATGTTTGCAATCAAGCCTCAAGTTGAGCTTATGAATCAATACAATGAAAGTATTGGTAGTGGTCTCGTTGTTCCTGAGAAGAATCTTTCTGCACCAAATCTAACACTGACAACTTGACATAACACACAACCATGGTATACTAGGGGTTCGAAAGGAGACAATTATGTCTGAAAAGAATTCTTGGGAATCTATAAAGAGTGATATTGGAACTGGAATTGGAACTGGACTGAAAGTTGCCGATACTATGGCTATTGTCTATATTGTCTATGTTCTTGGTATGGCCGCTTTGATCGGTCTTGGTCTTTGGATCTTTATTGGTGGATAAAAATGGCTAAAAACTCAGCACAATCTAAGCACGTCAACAACATGATCAAGGTCGGAAGCCCTCGCTCTTCTAAGAGCAAAAAGGGTAATGCCTTGTCACAAACATCTCGCAAGGGCAATGGAAAAAGGGTCCGATAATTTCCTGCGCTCGTAGCTCAGTCGGATAGAGCAGTTGACTTCTAATCAACAGGTCGCAAGTTCAAGTCTTGCCGAGCGTGTTATGAACGAACGTAAATTCAAAAGACTGTCTAAGATAGCATTACCATATGCACTCAATAATGATAGAACTAAACGTCATGTATCTCTGATACTCGTGCGTAATAAAGTTATATCTATAGGTACGAATCAATTGAAATCGCACCCGAAAGCAAAAAAGATTGGATATCGTTATGACGAAGTACACTCGGAATTGGATGCACTGCTCCGATGCAAGGAGAGACAAAATCTTGAGCTTGTTAATTTTCGGTTCAACAGGTTTGGCGATTCTAGGTTATCTCGTCCTTGCTCTCTTTGTTGTCCATGGTGTAAACTCATCTTCGACAAAATCTATTACACAACCCCCACTGGATTCGAAAGGCTGGTATACTGATGAAGACATTTACCCTTCTACAAGAAGTAATACACACACCAACTAAACAAAAGGCTACCGTTACAGCAACTAAGATAGACCGCGAAGGTAATCATCTAGTTGAGGTTAAGTATGAAAATGGTACTAAAGGCTGGACTACGCCAGAAGCTCTGTCTTCGTTCATCCAAGACAGTGTTAATCATACTGGCGAATTTCTTTCTGATTAATCAACGGCTCTGTGGCGGAATTGGCAGACGCAACGGACTTAAAATCCGTCGAGGGTAAACCTCATGGGGGTTCGAGTCCCCCCGGAGCTATTAATAACCACCACCAGTTGAATATGCACCACCACTAAAACTACTATAGCTGGAATTTCCGCTTAGTCCTGCCGAATTAAAGAAATTCACGGATGAGAAGTATTCATATGATCCACTGACTTGAATACCACCAAATCCGGAGGCTATCGAATTACTCGCTGAAGTGTAGTATAATTGATTTGGTGTTAGATTGTTTGGTACAAAGAACAAGTATTTTTTATTCATGGTATTATCAGTCACGCTGTATACTGCTGGATCACTATAATCAGATATAAATTCTGCCGTAGGAGTGATCAAAAAGTCATTTGTATTCTGTTCATCAATAATAAAAAGATACATTATACCGCGAGAAAGTGACAGTGGTTTGGAAATTTCACCATCAATAGTGATCATACTCTGACCATCATCAGCCACTCGTCTTCCAACTATATGAACCACAGTGTTCTGGTTCTCTATTTCGAATGGTCCTCCAGATACAGTAGAGGTTTTTCTCTTATGATCAACGGTAACTCTAGTGCCCTTCAAGTTTTCTGCAACTATGGTCAAGTCAGGAGAGAAAGAGACAATTTCTCTAGAAAAATCATCTACAGTTATTCCATTGATGGTATATCTACCTGAATTGGATGACGTAGTAAAATCAACATAGTCTCCTATCTGGAAATTATTACCGATAAAACTTGTTGATGTGCTTGTAGTAAAATTAATCAGTGAGTTTGTTGTCAGTCCGGCATACGTAAGACCAGAGGCAGTTGCTATCTGGGGAACCGTATTGAAAAATTCTGGTCTATAATAGTTTATTTCTGACGTACTTCCTATTGCAGACACAGTTCCTATAATTTTAAAATCGCTGTAACTATTCAATGTACATGACGCAGACAGATCCGCTGTATACTGATTAGTTGGATCATCGTACACGGCACCAGTAATTGTGAATCCAGCACCTGCTGCCATTGCCTTGAAAGCAAGATCAATAAATTGTTTATCTTTTATGCTCTGTATATCAGAATAATCTAAAACTATCTGTGTTCCTTCAATGAGAACAGAGGGCTTAGATGATAGGTTTTGGTTTACTATTACTCGGTCATCTGGAGTGTCTATAAATTCCAGTCCAAGGAATTCGGCCGTACCAAGATCTTGGATGAAAAAATCGCTCATATTAAGAACCGAGGAATGAGATTAATTGTCCTGTAGCTCCACCGACAACAAACACGGTGTTTAAGTTTCCAACTTCTAGGTAGCACGATTCTCCTGCTAGTAGAGGATACCCAAGAGTGCTTCCTAGGCTAGATGTGTGTCCAATATGCAATGTCGCTGTATTCGTTGATATGGCACGAAGTTTAACTCCAGCACCTAGAGGGGCGGCAGGCATTTGACGTGGAGTAGATCCAACGAAGAATTGTCCAGCACTGAACCCAGCAGGTTGCACGATAGATTTGATTTCTACCTGACCAGTTACACCAGTTAAGATACCGTTGGTGAAACCTTGGATTCTTGGCACAATGTTCTCTGATGAGTTATTCGTGAGTCCTACCACCGAAGAGAGTGAGATGGTTGCGGTAAACCCGGCATCCTGAATGGAAACCTTGAGAGAGTCACCGGTGACACCGATTGCAGTCTGTCCAGAGAAGATCCTGACTGCTGCACCAGTTGTTCCATCCACACTAACCAACGAGACGCTTCCTGTGACGCTTACTGTGTCTCTGGTCGCTAGGAGTCCTGCAACGATACCACCAGTAACCTTGAGCCCTTCTGGTCCGGCAGCAGTTACACCAATGGTTCCCTGCACAGTGACACCATCAGCACCGTTCGTAGATCCAGCGACTCGTAGGAACTGTGTTCCGAAGTTTCCGATACCGAATTCGCCACAGTTACCTACGTTACCACTTACTGTTATGGCAACATCACTACCAGATACGGTGATGGGTAGAGGATCAGTAGAAGAAACACGAATGGCTGCTCCGGAATTACCGAAAGCCATCTTCTGTAGAGGAACGTGGGCTGAACTGAGGTTTACCCCGCTGGTTCCGAAATCGGTGGCAAGGTTAGCGGTGTTACCCACTGTTTGTACGATAATGTTTGAGGCGGTATCTGGCATTTTTAGTTAGTCTCCTATGAACTAATTTATATATAAGGGTTTGACAGACAGCATATATAAGGTATAATATGTATTCAACAGGAGAAACACATTGATTCTAAGCGACGAAGAAAAAAAGGGCTTTTCCAAGAAAGTCGAGAACATTGTTCGAGATAAAGGTGGAACTTACCTAGAAGCCGTGATAGAATTGTGTGAGAAGCATGAGATTGAACCGGGTATCGTAGCTAAGTCGCTATCCAAGCCCATCATCGAAAAGCTCAAAGTAGAAGGTCAAGACCTCAATATCCTGCCCAAACAAGAAGTACAACTACCGATCTAAGCACAGGGGAGTTCCCTGTTATTTTACTAAGGCCGAGGTAGATCCTCGGGGAAAGGCTCTAACATGAGCGATTTTGCAGATTTTAAGCGTAAGTCCCGTTCCAGTTCCAACCTTGATGAACTTTCAAAGAAGATTCAAGCAACATCAGAAAAGAAGTCCTACAAGGATGATCGATTCTGGAGACCTGAGTTGGACAAAGCAAGTAATGGTTATGCCGTTATTCGTTTCCTTCCAGCACCACCCAATGAGGATCTTCCTTGGGCAAAGCTCTACACACACGGATTCCAAGGTAAGGGTGGATGGTTCATTGAGAACTCTCGTACAACCTTTGGTGAGAAGGATCCTGTGTCAGAGATGAACTCAGAACTCTGGAACAGTGGTATCGAATCAGACAAGGACATTGCTAGAGCGCGTAAGCGTAAGCTCCAGTACATCTCCAACATTCTGGTGATCAGTGATCCTGCCAACCCACAGAACGAAGGTAAGATCTTCCTCTACAAGTTTGGTAAGAAGATCTTCGACAAGATTCAGGAAGCAATGGAACCTGAATTCGCTGATGAAAAGGCAGTTAATCCCTTTGAACTCTGGGATGGTGCCAACTTCAAGCTCAAGGTTCGTAAGATCTCTGGCTTCATCAACTATGATAAGTCCGAGTTTGACTCACCTAGTGCCTTGTTCGATGGTGATGATGTCCAGCTCGAAGAGCTTTGGAAGAAGCAGTACTCGCTCACAGCGTTCACTGATCCTTCTAACTTCAAGTCGTATGACGAGCTTAAGCAGCGTCTTATGGATGTTGTTGGTGATGATATCCGTTCTAATGATGGAACGAGCGCACCGACCATTCAGGAGACCTCAGAGACGCTTGAGAGCAAGTCTGAGAGCGTTGCAGAAGAGACTGATGCTCTTGATTACTTCGAGAGACTCGCTAAGGATTAAGCGTATCCATAGGGGTTGCCT